GGGTATTTACTTGGACGGCTGCGTGATGGACGAGGTTGCGCAGATGCCTGAGAATGTGTTCCCCGAGGTTATTCGACCGGCGCTGTCGGATCGGAAGGGTTGGGCTGTGTTTGTTGGTACGCCGAAGGGTCACAATGCTTTTTACGATTTGTATGAGCAGGCGAGTGGCAATGATGATTGGCTGTGTGTTGTGAACAAGGCGAGTGAGACGGGCATCCTAGACGAAGAAGAATTGACGGCTGCCAAGCAGACGATGACGGATGACCAGTATCAGCAGGAGTTTGAGTGCAGTTGGAATGCGAATATTCCTGGTGCGATTTACGGGAAGGAGTTGGAGGCTGCGCAGGCTGGTGGTCGGATTTGCAAGGTTCCGTATGATCCTGCGCACAAGGTTGATACGTGGTGGGATTTGGGTGTTGGGGATAGTACGGCGGTTTGGTTTACGCAGACGATTGGTCGTGCGGTACATGTGATAGATTTTTATGAGGCTCGGAATGAGGGTTTGCCGCATTATTGTGAGGTGTTGAACAAGCGTGGGTATTTGTATGGGACGCACAATGCGCCGCATGATATTGAGGTTCGGGAGTTGGGGAGTGGGAAGAGTAGGCGGGAGGTTGCCTGGGATTTGGGGTTGAATTTTCGGGTTGTTCCTCGGTTGCCGATTGAGGATGGGATACACGCGGCGCAGATGTTGATTCCGCGTTTGTGGTTTGACCGGGATCGGTGTAATGTGGGTTTGGAGGCTTTGCGGTCGTATCATCGAGCGTACAATGAGCGGACGCGGAGTTTTCGGGCGAACCCTGTGCATGACTGGACGAGCCATGCGGCTGATGCGTTTCGGTATTTTGCGGTTGGGTATAGAGAGGCTGGGCCTATGATGAGGGCTCCACAACGGCAGGCGGAGATGGATTACGATCCGTTTGCGGCATGAGGTGACGGGATGGCGGCTAAATCTGGTGGTTTTGGGCAAGCGATGAAGGACTTTGCCAAATCGATTGGCAACGCATTAGGGATTGGCAATAAAGGCACGGCATCTGGTGCTGGTGCTGGTGGCCTTAGCGTGCTTTCGGGGCCATCTACTGGAACGCTTGGTTTGCCGTTTGGTAGTGCCAAGCCCGCTGCTTCTCCTGCTGAGCGTGATGGCCCCGATCGTAAGCCTGCGCCTGCGCCAACTCCGTTGCCTGTTGCTCCGCCGCCCCCACCTCCGGCTCCGCCGCCCGCGCCTGTTCCTGTACCGCCGCCGCCTCCGGCTCCGATTGAGCCGTTGCTTCCGCCGCCGAGTGCTGCGGCGCCTGCGGTTGAGGGTCCGAAGGCTGCTGATATTCCTGTTTCGACGGGTCCTGGTACGACGACGGCATCTGGTGGCCAGGCTGAGGCGGCGTTGATTGCTGCGGCTGCGACGGGCGATGCTGAAAAGGCGGTTGCGGAGACTGCGGCCAAGGGGCGTCGATCGACTATTTTAACGTCATCTTTGGGTTTGTTGGCTGATCAGGAGGCGACTGGCCAGTTGCGTCGGCGGCGGTCGTTGATGGGCGGGGGTTTGATCCAATGATGAATGGCAAGATGATTGCTGGTTTGATGGGGAAGAAGTCGAACCAGGTTGCCAAGGGGATGTCGGCTTCGGTTGATGTAGATCCGCTGGAGCGTCTGAACCAGAAGATGGCTGGTCGGATGGAGGGTGGCGCGGTTAAGAAGAAGACGAAAGAGGATCGAGCGCGTCGGTCTTTGATGTCTAGCTATGGGGGCATGTGATGCAGGTTGATCCGCTGGTTGCGAAGCTTGATCGTCGGTATCAGGACTTGTCGAATTCCCGGTCTAACTGGGAAAAGCACTGGCAAGAGCTGGCGGATTACATGTTGCCGCGTAAGGCTGATATTACGAAGAAGCGCACTCAGGGCGACAAGCGCACTGAGTTGATCTTTGACGGCACGGCCATTCACGCGGTTGAGCTGTTGTCGGCTTCGTTGCATGGGATGATGACCAGCCCGAGTACGCCGTGGTTTTCCTTGCGGTATCGTGCGCCTGGTTTGCAGCGGAATGATGCTGCGAATGAGTGGTTGGAAGTTTGTTTGGACCAGATGTACCAGGCGTTTCATCGGTCGAACTTCCAGCAAGAGGTGCATGAGCTGTATTATGACCTGGTGGTATTTGGCACGGGTGCCATTTACCTGGACATGGACGGCGAGAATTTGCGGTTTGCAACTCGGCACATTGCTGAGATTTGCATTTCGGAGAATTCGCTTGGGGTTGTTGATACGGTTTACCGCAAGTTCAAGATGACTGCGCGGGCGATGGGCCAGCAATTTGGGAACAATTTGCCCACGGCGGTTCTGAAGGATGTTCAGAGCGAGCCGTACAAAGAGCATGAGATTGTCCATGTGGTTTATCCGCGTGGAGAGGCGAAGGGCAAGGCTGCCAAGAATAAGCCAGTTGCGTCGGTTTATTATCATAAAGCGACAAAGGCGCTGTTGTCTGAGGGCGGGTTTGACGAATTCCCGTTCATGGTGCCTCGGTTTGTGAAGGATTCGGTTTCGACGTATGGTCGATCGCCTGCGATGACGGCGCTGCCGGATGTGAAGATGCTGAACAAGATGTCGGAGACGACGATCCGTGCGGCTCAGAAGCAGGTAGATCCGCCGCTGATGGCGCCGGATGATGGATTTATGCTGCCGATCCGCACAACGCCTGGATCGTTGAATTTCTACCGGGCTGGCACGCGGGATCGGTTGGAGCCATTGCAGATTGGCGCAAACAATCCGCTTGGTTTGAACATGGAAGAGCAGCGCCGGATGGCTATTCGCCAGGCGTTTTATGTGGATCAGTTGCTGTTGGCGCAGGGTTCTGCGATGACGGCGACCGAGGTGTTGCAACGGAACGAAGAGAAGATGCGGTTGCTCGGGCCGGTTCTGGGCCGTTTGCAATCGGAGCTGCTGCAGCCGTTGATCTCTCGCGCCTTTGCACTGCTCCTCCGGGAGGGCCTTCTCCCCCCAGCCCCGGAGGAGCTTCAGGGTCAGAACATCGACATTGAGTATGTGTCGCCGCTGGCGAAGGCTCAGAAGTTGACGGATCTGCAGTCGATGCTGCGCGGGTTTGAGGTAATGATGCAGGTGGCCGAGATTGCGCCTGTGATGGATTACCTGGATGCCGATCGGCTGGTGCAGTACTTGGTCGAGGTTACGGGCATTCCGGCGCGGGTTATCCGCTCGGATGAAGAGGTTGCCCGGATTCGTCGCCAGGCTCAGCAGGCTGCACAGCAGCAAGCACAGATGCAGCAAGCCATGATGGAGAGCGAGCAGGCCAAGAACGTGGCGCCGCTTGTTAAGGCTGTTGGCGGTCTTCCTGGGGGTATGGCATGAAGCAGATTGAAGATCTGAAGCTGGCGTATCGTCGGACGTTTAATACGGAAGACGGCCAGAAGGTATTGGCTGATCTCAAGTCGCGGTTTGCGTTTGAGGCCAGCACGTTTGTTCCTGGCGATCCTCACTATTCCGCCTTCAAGGAGGGGCAGCGTGATGCTGTGCTTTTGGTCGTCAGGATGCTCTCCGAAGGCGGGATGAGGGAAAATACATGAGCGAAGAGACAACCCAGGCTACTGGATCTCAAGAAGTCGCGACCGCAGCTCCGGCTGCACCTGTCGGGTTCTTTGACAGCCTGCCAGATGATTTGCGGGCTGAGCCGAGCCTGCGCAATTTTACTGACCCTGTTTCGCTGGCCAAGAGCTATGTGCATGCCCAGCGGATGATTGGCGCGGACAAGATCCCGTTGCCTGGTAAGTCGGCCACGGATGATGAATGGCGCCAGGTTTACAAGCGCCTGGGTGCGCCGGAAGATCCAAAGGCGTATCAGTTTGAATCTAAGGCCATGCAAGAGGCTGACCTTGAGTCTTTCCGCAATGCGGCATTTGAGGCCGGATTGAACAGCAAGCAGGCCAATCGGATTGCACAGTTCCTGGAAAGCACGGTTACGCAGTCGATGACTGAGCGTGAGCAGGGGCTTGAGGCTGTTCGGCTTGAGGGCGAGCAAGAGCTGCGCCGTGAGTGGGGCCAGGCGTTTGACCAGCAAGTGCAGCTTGCACATAAGGCGGCTGTCACGTTCCTGGGCAACACAGAGCTGCTTGATACGGTCGAGCTTGCCGATGGTCGTTTGCTTGGCGATCACCCGGCGATCGTTAAGATGTTCGCGAACCTTGCAAAAGAGATTGGCGAGGACAAATTGTTGGGCGATGCAAGCGAGCTTGTGATGACCCCGACAGAAGCTCAGAGCAAGATTTCTGAGATTACTAGACAGGGGACCCCATATTGGGATAAATTCCACCCTGAGCATCGTGCGTATGTCGATGAGGCTCTGCGCCTTCGAGAGTACATGTGATGCAGCGGACAATCTTCGGACCCGCACGCCAAGCCTGTGAGCCAGGTGGATTGACTGCCCAAGCAGTAAGCCCGACCCCGCATGGGACAATCGAGCGTAGCACCCTGAAACCTTTGTTGGAGTGAAGACAGATGTCTACCCAAATCACTACGGCATTCGTCAATCAGTTCTCCTCGAACATCCAGATGCTCTCGCAGCAGATGGGTTCGCTGCTGCGCAATGCGGTGGATGTAGAAACTGTGAACGGCGAAAAAGCCTTCTTCGACCAGGTTGGCAGCGCCGCTGCTGTCCTGCGCACCTCGCGCCATGCAGACACCCCGCTGATCGATACGCCGCATTCGCGCCGTATGGTCACCATGTCGGACTATGAATATGCCGACCTGGTGGACGATCAGGACAAGGTGCGCCTGTTGGTGGACCCGACCTCGACCTATGCCCGCGCTGCTGCTGCGGCTATGGGCCGTGCCATGGATGACGTGATCATCTCGGCTGCTCTGGGCTCCGCGCTGACCGGCAAGGATGGCTCGACTTCGACCGCTTTCGACACGTCGAACAACCAGATTGCAGCAAGTGCGACTGGCCTGACGCTGGCTAAGCTGATCGAAGCCAAGGAAATCCTTGACTCTGGTGATGTTGACCCGTCGATCCCGCGCTACATCGCGGTGTCTCCGAAGCAGATCTCGAACCTGCTGAACAACACCACGGTCACCTCGTCGGACTACAACACCGTCAAGGCTCTGGCGATGGGTGAAATCAACAGCTTTGTTGGCTTCAACTTCATCGTGACGAACCGTCTTGGTGTTGATGGTTCCAGCGCTCGCCGTGTCGTTGCTTGGGCAATGGACGGCATCAAGCTGGCGATCGGCAAAGAGCCGACTGCTCGCATTGATGAGCGTGCTGACAAGTCGTATGCGACCCAGATCTACTATGCGATGACGCTTGGCGCCACCCGCATGGAAGAGAAGAAGGTCGTTGAAGTCCTCTGCACTGAATAAGGAGAAGAGCAATGGCTACTGTTCATTCCGCGCAGCGCACGAACACTCGTGCTACCCCGACCGTCAAGAATAAGGCCAACGAGCTTGGTGGCCGTATTCGCATCGCCCATGGCACCTATGAGGCTTCTTCGCTGGCTTCCGGCGACGTGATCGAGATGTTTGTCCTGCCGGACAACGCTCGCCTCATTTCGGGCTGGCTGGCCAATGACGCGCTCGGCGCTTCGACCACCCTGTCGGTTGGCTATGGTGCGCACACCAACGCCGCTGGCTCGGCTGTTTCGCTGTCGGCTGCCGCCTACCTGGCTGCCACCTCGACCTCCTCGGCTGCCAAGACTGCTGTCCTGGCTACCTTGGCTCTGGGTTCGGGTTCGGAAGTTGACGCGAATGCCAACGGCATGCCGGTCACTGTTACGATGGGCGGCGCCGCTGGCACCGGCACCATCGAGCTGACCATCATGTACGCTCTGGACTAAGAGACTAAGGGGGCGGGCGACTGCCCCCTTACCACCACAAGGGGCGATCCGATGACAAGCACGGTTGATATTGCGAACTACGCTCTCAACATGATCGGGGCCTCGAATATTTCCAGTTTTGATGAGAACAGCAAGGCAGGGCGCCTGGTAAACCAGCGCTATGAAGGCGCTCGCGATGCTGTGTTCCGCTCCCATCCATGGAATTGTCTGGTACGCCGCGCTGAGCTGGCTCAGGAGGTACAGGCCCCTGCATTTGGGTATGCCTATCAGTACGCGCTGCCGACCGACCCGTACTGCTTGCGGGTTCTTGAATTCAGCAATGGCTCGCTGTCTTACCCGCAGGACAACATGTTCTCGAACACTGGCGGCCCGGTGTTTGTTATCGAGGGGCGTAAGCTTCTTACGGATGAAGGCACGGCTCGGATCAAATATATCGCACGGGTGACTGACCCCCAGGAGTACGATGCCAGCCTAGTAGAGGCTCTGGCGGCGCGTCTTGCCATGGAGATCGCTTATGCGGTCACAGGCTCGACAACGGTCGTGCAGCTTGTGACGGCGCTGTATGATGAAAAGATGCGCGAGGCTCGGTTTGTCGATGCGACCGAAGGTGCGCCGCAAAAGCTTGAGGCAAGCGACTTTATCGAATCGAGGTTCTGATGGCTCGTTCAGCACCGGCTTTGAGTTCATTTACTGCAGGCGAGATCTCGCCCCGGCTTGAAGGTCAGATCACTCTTGAAAAATATCGGCAAGGCTTGTCCGAGCTGACCAATATGATCTGCATGCCGCATGGCGGTGTGACTCGTCGGCCAGGCACTGAGTTTCTTGGAGAGGTTAAGAACAGCGCAGCCAAGGCTCGCCTGATTCCGTTTCAGTTCAAAACCAGCGACACCTACATCTTGGAGTTTGGGCCAGAGACCATGCGGGTGTACCGCAATGGCCTGCAGGTTTTGACCGGCTCGGCCAAGACGATCACGGGTGTGACGCAAGCCAGCCCTGGCGTGATCACGTCCAACTCGCACGGCTTCAGCGACGGCGATGAGATTTACATCACCGATGTCGGCGGGATGACGCAGCTCAATGAGCGCAACTTCATTGTGGACAATGCCACGACGAATACCTTCACGCTGGTGGATCTGTTCGGTGTTGCGGTAGACACCACCTCCTTCACGGCATTCACCTCTGGCGGCACGGCTGACAAGATCTATGAGATCTCCACCCCGTATGTAGAGGCTGATCTGTTTAGCCTGCGGTATGCGCAATCGGCTGATACGATGTACATCGTGCATCCGAACTACGACATCCGCACGCTGTCGCGCACTGGGTCTGCGGCCTGGACGCTTGCGACGGCAACAATCACTGGATCTCCTACGCCTGCGCTGAGTGGTTCAAACAATCGCCCTAGCGTGGTGACGTTCTTTGAGCAGCGCCTGGTGTTTGGGAATACCAACAACAATCCGCAGACGCTGTGGTTCTCCAAGAACGGGGACTACCTGAACTTCACGGTCGGCACGGCTGATGACGATGCGCTGATCTATACAATCGCATCTAACCAAGTAAACGCGATCCGTTATCTGTCGGCAACCAGGGTTCTGACGCTTGGCACTTCTGGCGGTGAATATGTGGTGACGGCCACCAGCGATGGGCCTGTGACCCCGACCACGACATTGATCCGTAAGTATTCAAACTATGGGACGGCTTCGATCGAACCTGTGCAGGTTGCCGACGTTACGCTGTTTCTGCAGCGCGGCAATCGCAAGATCCGTGAATTCAAGTACGTCGGTGACATCAATGCGGATGCGTATCAGGCGCCTGACATGTCAATCCTAGCCGAGCATATCACGGCTGGTGGCATCACGCAGTTTGCCTACCAGCAAGAGCCTGACAGCATCATCTGGATGGTTCGGGCTGATGGCACGCTTGTCGGCATGACCTACCGCCGCGAGGAGCAGGTGGTTGCGTTTCACAAACATGTGATCGGTGGAGAGTTTGACGGTGGCCAAGCTGTTGTTGAGAGCGTTGCTACGCTACCGACTGACACTGGCGAGGACGAGCTGTACATGGTGGTGAAGCGCACCATCAACGGCGCGACCAAACGGTACATTGAGCTAATGAAGCCGTTTAACTTTGGCAGCGTGACCACCGGCGCTTTCTTTGTGGACAGCGGCCTGGCCTATAGTGGCAGCGCCGTGACCAGTCTGTCTGGCCTGTACCATCTGCAGGGCGAGACAGTATCGATCTTGGCCAACGGTGCCAGCCACTCTGATGAGACGGTGGCTGATGGCTCAGTGTCTCTGAACGTCTCGGCCACGGTTGCGGCTGTCGGCTATGGCTACACCAGCGTGATGGAGACCCTGCGCTTGGAAGCTGGATCTGTTGACGGCACGAGCCAGGGTAAGCCCAAGCGTATTCATGCAATCACGGTTAGACTGCATGAGACGGTTGGCGCCGAGATTGGAAGTGGCGCAGATAAGCTTGAGCGTATTTACTTCCGCGACAGCTCTATGGCTATGGACCAAGCTGTGCCTTTGTTCACCGGCGACAAGGACATTGAGTTTGATGGTGGCTTTGATGATGATGATCGGATCTATGCTCGTCAAAACCAGCCTCTTCCGCTAACAGTTTTGGCGCTGTTCCCGCGCCTGAACACCTTCGACAAATGAGGTGAGTGATGTTCGGGTTATTAGCCTTTGGAGCTTCCCTTCTTAGCGGCGCAGCTCAAAAACGCGCATCTAATAAAGCCGCCGCTGCAGCGCAAAAAGCTGGCGAGTTTAATGCCAAGATTATTGAACGCGACATCGACCTGCTTGAGCGTCAGCGCCAGATCTTCAATCAAAACTTCCTGACACAGGCGCAACGCAGCCGCACGGCCTTTGAGCGTGACGTTCAGGGCGCTGTGCGGGCTGGCTTTGGCTTTGCCGGTATTGATATGTCGCAGGGCTCTCCGCTGCAAATCTTGCGGGAGAATGCTCGTGAATTCCAGTATGAACAGGACGTGGCCGAGTTCAACAAAGAGATTGCCAATATGCAGATCTCAGACGAACAAGAGTCGGCCAGACTAAATGCAGAGCTTTCCCGCATGGGTGGTCAGGCTCAGGCGTCTGGGCTGCGGGCGGCTGGCACAGCAAGCTTGATTGGCTCGGTCGGCCAGGCTGCTCAAATCGGCTACGAATACAAATTGTTTGGGGGCTAATCCATGCGCATTCCGGTCTACGCCTCAAAAGCTGCTGCCACTTCAGAAGCGCCTGGTGCAAGCATCAGGGCGCGAATGGACCCAAACGTCTTTGTGCAGGCAGAGCTGCGCAAGGGTGAAGTGCTTAGTGAGGCTTTCAGCCAAGTGAATAGGTACGCTTTGGCTCGTGCCGAAGCGGAAGCCAAGATCCAGTACAACGAGGCATTGCTTGGCGCAGAAGAAGAGATGCGCAATCTTGCCGATAGTCTGAAAGAAAGCTCGCGCCTTGGCGACGTTTTGAACGAAAAAGGCACGGGTGCTTGGCAGGTTTCGACCAAGGAGATGCGTGAACGCTTGGCGGATGGGTTGTCCAGCCGATCAATGACGGACGCATTTAACGCTCGCTTCAATCAGCAAGAGCTGACGCTGCGCTTCCAACTTCGCGATGCGGTTGAATCTAACATCAAGGCCAAAGCCGCTGCTGCTGCAAAAGCTCGGCAAGAAGCACTTGTCGCGCAATTGAGCAACCCCGATATGGATCCAGCCGCTGCCACGATGTTATTGACTGCCGCAGGTGTTGACCTGAAATCAGACGTTGCATCTGGTATTATCACGCCTGAAGTGGCGCAGACGGTAAATACAGAAATGCTCAATAAGGTCGTCGATAATTTGACGGCTGCTTTTGTCTCTAGCGACCCAGCAAGAGGTGTCGCTTTGGCTCGCGCTTTACAGTACCAAGACGATGTAAATTCAGGAGCAATGACAGCGGAACAAGCTGCAGAACTATCTGGCCTTGATGCCAGCTCATCTTACACGCTTTCAGTTCTTCGTTTGGCATCTGCTGATGTTGCGACCAAAGCTATCGCTGACGCTATTACGCAGGCCAACAAGATCGACGGTGCCAGAGATGAGCTGATCTCTGAGCTTAATGCGGCAATAACCAAGCAGAATGGCGAACTGTACAATTCAGCATTCGGTGTCAGGGGCGATGCGCCTGCCAGCCCAGATCTTACGGCTCGCCTGCAATCTGTGGCACCAGAAGCTTTGGCGCTGTCGGGCATCACACCTGACCAGCCGATCACGGGCAAGCAGTATCTTGATGCGGTTTCCACGTTGCTAGACGCCCGCAACGCCATGAGCCAAGAGCAGCGCAAGAGCCTTGATACGCACAAGAACCCGAACACTGTCGGCCCGTTTGCCGTTGACACAAATCCCGGTGTTTATGCGGCTCTTGTCCAGAAAGCCAATACTGGCAATCTGACGGCTAATGAGCTTAATGCAAATCGTGGCGATCTTGCGCTTAAGGATTGGGAGGCTTTGTTCGGGAAGGTTCAATCTGGGGCGGACGATGCGCTGCGCGATGTGGATGATACGGTCGCGGCTCGGTTCAACTATAACAAGCTTGCTGGTGCCAATGATGAGGCTTCGAAAGAGGCGCAGGCAGCGTATGCTTATGTCAGCGCTCAACTGCTAAAAGCTGCAAACGCGCGTCAATCACAAGGCAATCCGATGACGCGCCAAGAGTTGACGGCGGAGGCAGATCGCCTTGTGGCAGATCGTGCTGCGATTTACCGGGCAAGCTTGCAGAACCAACTGTCTCAGTACCTGCAGTCGCAGTCTCAAATGGGCATTCCAAGCCTGACGCCTGGCAATGAGATCGCAGATATTGACGCTTGGTATCAATCGCTGCCTGCTCCTACAAAACAACAGACTAGCGTATACTATGCCGTTAAGGCTCAGATTTCTCGCTACATGCAGCAGATGGGGAACCAGTGATGGCATACACGCTAAACGATGACACCGACCTTGAGATGACCCGCTACAATGAAGCGGCTGACATCAAGACGTACTCCGGCGCTTCTGTGGACAATGTTCGCGGCGGCTTCGTGCAGTATGATCCGATCCGCAAGGTCGAGGGCGTTTACATCGATCTGCCATCTGGCGGAAAGCTGCGTGTGGGTGATCGTCCTGTGACGCCGAAGCAGGCCGCAGAGACTGATGTGCTGGCTCAGGTTCAGACGCCGGAGCCTGCGCCTACTTCTAAAACGCCAATCCCGACCAATGGTCGCGCACCGATCGAAAGCATCATCGGCGGCGAGAACGGCGCTCAGTTGGAGGATTATCTGGCCGCCGGTTACACCGAGGCTGAGGTCCAGCAATATGAGAAGTTCGCGCTTGGCAACATCGGAGATCTGCAGGTTCCGATGAAGCTGACGCCAGACCAGATGGCGCAGTATGCGCAGCAGCCTGGCGCTGAGATGGTGATGCCACGGGCTGAAAGCATGCGGGAAGGTATTCAGGGTGCGATCTACAATACTCTTGATCCAAACCGTGAGTCTACTGGTGTCGTCGGAGATACCATCAGCTCTGTGCTGCAGAACCTGATCGGCCAAGAAAACCTTGACCCCAGCGGTCTGCGTGCCTTTTCAAACATGTTCACCAATGTGTTGGACGTTTCTGCTCCTGGCATTGGTGGCGCCATGTCTACAGATGAAGGCGCTCGGATGTTCAATTCCGGCTATGAGCTGATGAAGAACGGCCTGTCGTCTGGCGACACAAACATGATGACGCAAGGCCTGGTAGATGCCGCAATCGGAACAGCGCTCACCACCTTGGGCGTTGCTGAGTTTGTGCCTGCCGTGAACAGCCTGAGCGAGCCAGCCAAAGACCTGTTGCGCCAAGCATCGCCTGCCGCCAAGAACCTGCTTGCCGACACGATCGGCGCCAGCCGCGCTATCGCCCAGGGCGACAAAGACATGCTGATGGAGATCTTCCAGCCTGCCGGTACGCCGCGCAGCTTGGGAGCTGCGGCGGTT